TCAGGTCGGAGAGAGATTCTCTCTCTTGCGCCAGTTCCTCCGCCTGCTGCTGGGAGGCGTTAAGAAAACTTTGATAGATCTCGTCTTGTGCTGTGTTCGCCATTGCTTCTCTCCGCCGCCATCGCTTGCTCCAGAACCAGAAACGCCTCCACCTGCCGGGCCGTGAGCGTGCTGAAATCGATTCCTCCGAGCTGGCGCCTTACCAGGAACTCCTCTACCAGGCCCTCGCTCTCCGCCGTGATCACCGATTTTGGGCAGCGTGTCACTGCAATGTTGTTGCGCGCCCAGACCACATTGTTCGGCGCGTTCTTCGCGGGGTCTTGCGTCGGCCACGCGCACCTGCGCCGCATTTCCAGACCCGTTCGTCGGCAGTCGTCGCACTTCCACCCGGCCTGGTTGGCGAATAAGAAATGGAAGGCGACTAGGAGTTTTTTCGCTGTTCTTCCGTCAGCCCGGTCTCTGCTCGAACCGCCGCAAGTGCCTCGCGAAATAACTCTTCCGGTCCTGTTTCAGCGAGCATTTCAGGTCCCGCTTCCCGCCCATCGATGACCAGCCCGGAAACCGCTCTGACCCCCCACGCCAAATAAATGCGTTCAATCTCCGCCTGTGCCAGCGATGCGTCCATCTTGTCTTCCGGCGCCTGTCCCGCCCGCAGGAAATCCGCGCGCCGCGCCAGCTCCCGTATCCGCTGCATCAACTCCACTCGCCGTGCAAAGGACATCCGCGCAATCGTGAACCTCACGCCCGGCGAGATCCGCGATTCCACGATCGTGACGCTCTCGTAAGAGCCGGCGTCTCCGCATTCTGAGTTCTGACTCCTGACTTCTGAATTCTTGCTCTTGCCTTTTCCCTTATCCGAACGCCACGGCAATTTCATCGTCGATCGTCCCCTGCGCCCGCGAGGGCCGGAATTTCCACTGCAGCCGGTTCTGTCCGTCGTCGAATTCCGGGACCTCCGGCATCACGCTCTTCAGGTACACGCCCATCATTTGTCCTGGTACCTCGCCAAGCTGGAACATCACGCTGATCGGCGATTGCTGCCGCGCCGCCTGGTACAACGCCTTGGTGGCGTCGTCGTCCATGCTGTACAGCTCGAACGCCGCCTGTACCGTCCTCTGTCCCGGCGAGATCGCCTGCGGCAGTTGCGTTCCGAATTCCCGGCTCCGCGTGTCCAACGCGTTCTTCAATGTGATGGACGCCTTGGTCACCGTAAAAAACTGTGACGCGGTCGTTCCCAGCCACGCCTGTCCCATGTGGCCCGGAACGATCGAGTAGTCGAACGCGCCCAGCGCCGGTTCCGCCGGAAAGGCGTCCAATTGCGCCGCGCCGCTCGAGAAACTCGTATTGTCCACCACGTCCTGCGCGGCACCGCTGAAATGAAACTCGTGATAGTCCCCGTTGATCAGTACGTCCAGTTGATCTACCGCCGCGCCGCAGAGCAGCCGCTGGACCGCGGTCGATGGACTCCAATAATCGAACACGCTGACGCTTTTGAGATCGGTCGCCGGCCCGTAAGTCACCGCGCTCCCCAGCGTCTCCCCGTTGGCCGGCAGCACCGTGAAGGGTGCGTTCAACTGCACGGTCTGCGGATCCACGATCGCGGCGACGAACCGGATCTCGCCTCCGCTCGCCACCGCCTGTCCCGCGGACAATCCGTGCGCGCCGGCGAATCCCAACCTGCCCGTCGTCGTGCTCGACGCCACGCTCGCGCCATGAAACTGCAACGGGTCTGCGCCCAGCGCCGCCTGGAAGAGTGGACCGTAGCCCGGACCCGGCGCGCTCTTGTCCCAGCTCGTCAAGTAGGTTTGCAGCTCGAAGTCCGTCTTCCGCCGCACGCCCACCGGCAGCCCGGCGAACGTTCGGCTTCCCGTCTTGTCCCGTCGCGTTCCCGTTTCCACCTGCTGCCGGATCGACAGTTTCACTGCCGGAATTCGATTGGCGGCCGTGATCGATTCCGCCTTGCCGAACGAATCCTCCAGCGCCGTGTAGAATCGGTTCGCATTTGATGATATGTAAGATGCCATACTAATTCCTGCTCACTCCGATCTCGAACGTCACCTTCGCCGTTTGTATGAAATTCTTCCCGCCCTGCTTCACCGCTCCGAACGACACCTCGTACTCGCCGGTGTAAAACATCCCATCGCCCCAATCGCCGCGGCTCGAGTTCAACATCTGCATGGCGCTGTCCGCGTACAGCTCCAACTGTTCCTGCAACCCTTCCAGGCGGTCCTGGGAATGGCGTAATTCGATCGCCATCCCCACACTGCCCGAAAAACTTCGGAACTTCTCCTTCAGTTGGTTCGCGATCTTTTCGCAATACACGTTTACGGCCGGGTATTTCACGCCGCCGCTTCGTTCCGCCATCTCGGCCGCAACGTTCAGCGCCCTCACCTGTGCCGCGTCCACCATGGCCGTGAACGTGGAGTCTCCGTCCGTCAGCGCCGCCAGGCCGGCATTCAGTCCTGCCGGACCGGTAATTCGCGCCACCACCTTGTTCGTAACCGCGCTTCCGATTCCGCTGGTCATCAGCCCCTCTGCAAGATCCGCGGCGCCTGCCGCATGTAATTCGGCTTCTGGCCTGTGCTCGCTGGACCGCCCGTGTCTGCCAGCCGGCTGGGTTGGGTCCACGCCTGGTTGACCTGGAGAGGACTCGCATTCTGCAGAACCAGCGCCCCGGGGCTGGCGCCCGCATAGATGTTCCAACCAGCAGCGTTCGCAGGTGCTTGCGCCGGCCGTACCAGAAACGTGCTGCCGCTGGTCGTGATCGCCGTCGCCGTCGAGATGGCCCCTTCCTCGCCGGCCCCGTTCGTCCACGACGCTGCGACATAGTAGGTACCGTCCGCCAAAGCGCCCGCCACTACCGACACCGTAGGCTGCGCGGCCTGCGCTATCGGATCCCGCGCGACGCCGATCCCGCTCTGGATCAGCTTGTCATATGCCCACTTGGCCAGGCCGTGAAATTCGTCCCGCTTGCCCGCGTAACGGTCGTTCAATTGGCTGTTGTAAGCGTCCCGGTAGACCAGCTCCAGCGTCAGGAACGTGTGCCACAGCTTTAACGGCGGAGTGACCACAACCTGCTCGATCCCCGGAGCGGCTGCCAGTGTACCGATCTCGCCCGCCGGGCTCAGCCGCGCCAGCAGAGTCGCCAGTTCGGTTGCCATCTGATCCTGCGCCAGTGCCAGCTTGCGGGTCACGTCGATCCCTTCCACGCTGGCCACATCCAGGAGTTGCGTATCGTGTCCGTGCAGATCTTCGATGCTGGAAGCCGGACCGTCGTTGAACAGTGCCATCTCTGCCGCCTTATTCGTCTTCCTTCGATATCCGTACGCTGGCCTTCAGGCTTTCCAGGTCCGCCGTGGAGATCACCGAAAGCTGCAGCCTCGAGGCCGCAGCCGCCTGATCGGCGACGCGCTTCGCTTCCGCCAGCGCGGCGCGAAACTTCGCGACCTCTCCCGGTTCCGCCAGTTCCGCAACGCCTTCCACCACCAGCTTCGCCGCGATCTGTCTGGGCACCTCGGTCTTGATTCCCGCTTGCCCGCCATCCGCGCTCTCCTTGCTGACCACCACCGGGAACTCATCCGCGATCCTGCTCGCCACATCCCGAATCTTCTGGTAATACACTCTCAAATCCATCCCCGTCTCCTTCCTCTGCGTTTCCTCTGCGTCTCTGCGGTGAATCTTTCCCCGCCGTACAGGGCGAGGCCCTGAAGCCCCGCCCCTCACGCCTGCTAGGTGTTCACCTGCACGCCCGACGAGTTGCGAAGCACGCCGCAACCGTAGAGCACGTCCACCGTGAACTGCTGCGCCAGAGTGTTCGGCTGGTAGCTCATCACCACCCGCATGCCGAAGTTCCCCAGCTCCGCATACTCCGCGATCGCGCCCGTCCCCGGCAGGGGCTGCGGCAGACGGCGGATCACCAGGCCGATGGCATCCCGCGTGAACGCCAGGTTGTGTGTCGACACCGGGCTGCTTCCCGTCTTCTGCACGAACTGCGAGCGGAAAACGAAAAAGTCCTTGATCTTACCCACGCTGCCGTCGATCAGCGACCGCAGACCGGCGTCGCCCGCCGTCTGGAATTCGCTGAACCGCGGAATCTGCCGCCAGGTCGAATACGTCGCCGCATCCACCACGATGAACTTCTGCGATGTGGTCGGAACCTTCGCCATGAACAGCGCCGTCTCCGCCGCATCGATCGTCGCTTCCGTGATCGGCGTGCCCGCCGTACCCACCGGAGCGTTGGAAGTGAAGCCCGCGTACAGGCCCAGCAGATCGCTCTCGATCTTCTCTGCGATCGCCGCTACTGCCGGCTGCATGTAGACCTTCAGCAGATCCGGTACCGCCAGCACCTTCGTCACGTCCGGAATCTGGAACGTCGATTCCGCGTGCGTGTTCAGCACGATCTGCGCGTTGCCCAGGTTCGGATTCTGCAGTTGCACCGTGTTGCCTTCCGCGATGTTGTTGGCCACCATCGTCGGAGGAATCGGCACGTTCACCGTATCGCCGGCTTGCGCCAACACCGGCTCGTAATCGCGATTCACCAGGTTGCCCATGACAAGGTTACCTACCAGCACCGGCAGTGCGTCGGCCGCTACCAGCTTCACGATCGCGTTTGCGACATTGCTCGAAGTAATAACTCCCAAAACTGTCTCTCCTTTTCTTTCCGTCGTAGCTCACGCTTCCGCGTGCCGCCTCGACACTCCTGTCGAGCCGGGCTTCACCCAAGTGCCGCCCACCCCGCCATTCTTCACAGCCCCCGTAGAGTCTGCGACGCAACCCGCACGATCTCTTCCCGTACGCGCTGCATCTCCTCGGCGCTCATACCCGGACGAATCCGCTCCAGGTCGACAGTTTCCCGGCCGCCCGCCGGGACTTTCTGTGTCGCCGTCATTCCGGTCCCGCCTGCGATTCGCGCCGGCAAAAATTCCGGGTTCTCCGTTACAAACGCGGCCAGGTAGTCTTTCACCGGCGCCTCGCCGGATTCGGTGCGGGCAACCAGCCGCCCGTCCTCGGTCCGCACGATGCCGTCTTGCACCGCTTTGAACGCTAGATCGATCTTGGCGACGCCGAGCCGCTGCAGCTCGGCGCGGACAGCCGAACTCCGCTCGGCTTCCTCCGCCACTTTCCGGCTGCGCCGGTTCTCTTCCACCAGTTCGTTCAGCTTCCGCTCCAACTGCTCGCGGCGCCGTCGCTCCTCCTCGAGCTCTGCCTTATATGCCGGTTCGCTCCGCGCATGTTCGCTGTTGACGAACTCCTGTACTGCCTGTCGAACAATCCCTTGAATGTCCATGCCTTCCATTTCGTTCCCTTTACTCTCCTCGCTCTCCCCACCGCCCCTAACCTCCGCTCGCCGCCCCGTCTATCTCCTCCGCAACCCGGTTCTTTACCTCCTGCCGGCTGTCGCACAGGTATTTGAAAGCCAGTTTCTTGAAGATCTGCCTCTTCAGCGTCTCCGAGCCGATCCCCAGCTCCAGCAGCTTCTTCGCGTCGTCCAGCTCCGTGCTGAAGTCGCCGATGTCGAACTCGTCCATCCCCGCGACGTCGATCGTCACCCCGTCCTGTCGTGCCTCCGCCACCGCTTCCAGAACCTGCTGCATCGCCTCCTTCACCATGTCGCCGTAAGCCCGTAGCACCTCCTGCGTCACGCTGAAGTCGATCTGTTTACTTAGTCCGCTGATCCGCTGGTCCCCTGTGCTCGAGTCCGCCTGGTTCAGCAGGTAACATACGCGATAGATCTCGTCTTTGAGCCTGACCAGGTTATCCGCCGCGATCTGGTAGACCTTCCCGTCGGGCTCGGTCCATCCGAACCGGTCCTCCGGCGCGAGCTGGATGTAGTAACTCTCCCCGACAATCTGCTGCCATTCCCGGTTCGAATAAATCACCGGCGTGGCAAACAGCCCCATCGTCAGGGCCCATCCCAGCGCATTCGACTTATTGAAGTGCTCCAGTTGCAGCAGCGCCGCCTTGTTCATCAGCCACAGTCCGTCGGAAACTCTCATCTCGAAGACCGGCACTCGATTCAGCCCCGCCAGTGCGTGCCTTCCTTCATCGATCAGTTCGATCTCCTTGGATTCGCCTTCCTTCCGGTACATCTGGAAACTCTCACGGTCGTAGTAGACCCAGCGAGTCTCCTTCTCCCACTTCGCGTCCGTCACCTTCGACTGCTGCAGGCATGAGGTGCGGATCACCACCCAGTCCAATCCGCCTTGTGGATCGTAGTTCCAGTTGATAACCTCTTCCGCGCTGTAATCCACCAGGTACGCCCTCGATCGTCCCGCGGCATCCTCCTCGGCGCGCGTCAATAGCGGACCTTTCGCCCGCGGAAAATCCACAACCGCAAAGCTTCGCCCGTGGATCAGGGTGCTGATAAATCTCTGCCGGAAGAACTCATGCAGCGGCGTGCCCTTCAAATCGCAGTCGTCGGTGAAGACGTTGTAGAAGCTCTTGCTTCCCGGATCGCTTCCTTCGAACAGCAGAATCGGCTCCCGTCGCATCAGCGTTGCCGCATACCAGTCCACGATGGACCCGATGTAGTTCTCGTAGAAGATCCGGCTGAGCCGTTCCCCATACACCTCCGCCGGCTCCTTGTGCCGCCGCACCAGATATTCAGAGGCGCTCATGCGCAGCCGCTCGCCGCCCGCGTACAGGTCGTTGTACTGTCGCCACATTCCCTTGCGCGCGACGTAATCGGGATGCTCACGGTTGATGTTCTGCGTCATACTTACTCTTCCTTCCTGACAGATTCCTTGTGTTTCAAGGGGCAGGTTGCCCAGCCTGCCCCTGAACCGGCAGTGGCCGCTCGGGTCCCCCGACCCGCACTGCCGGTGTTCGTGCGCGGGCGGACGCCCATGGCAGTCGTCCGCCCGCGTTGCAGCATCCCCCAAACGGAAAAAGCCCCGCGATTTCTCGCGAGGCTCACAACCGCTCTCCTGGTTTGAAACTAACATCCGGCCCGTCGCCCGCAGGCAGGGCCTAATTTCAACTTACTGAAAACAGGCTCAATAAAATTCTTACTGATTTGTGAACAGGAATTTTCCGCCGCTCGATTCGGTCACGTGAAAGCGCTCCGCGCCTCCAAGCTGCTTCAGGCGCTCCGCCTTGGGCCCCTCCACCGTCAGATAGTATCGGTCCGGCCCCGTCCATAGCCGCCTGAACTCTTCGTCGTCGATGAACACGTCCTTCGGCGCATCTGGAGCATAAGAGCCATAGTCCAGGTTGTTCACTCGCCCGTTCAGCAGCAGCGCCCGCCGGTTCGTATAAAAGAAAACCGAAGAGAATGTGTAATACTGATCGTCCACAATCAACTTACCCGGCGGCGCCTTCAACAGCGCCTCCGCCAGCAGACGCGATGACAGGTAGGGATCGAACACTACCAGCGCCAGCCTCGCTGCATGAAAGAACAGCACCAGCATCGCCGTGAATGCCGCCACCGGCAGCCTGCTCCGCCATCCGCCAACCGCTCCGATCGCCAACGCGATGCCCGCCACCGCCAGCGGCACTCGCAGATATGCAAACGACGTCAGGGTCAGGTCCAGCATATGCCCCAATGACAGCGTGTACACGTCCGGATTCGAATTCAGCGCCGTCGCGATATCTCCGGGCGCCGCCATTCCCCGCACCATCCACAGAATCGCGCAAACCGCCGCGCACGCCACCGTCGCCATCCCCGCGCCCAGCTTCGTCCCCACCTTCAACCATGCGCTGCCGCTCGTCATGGCGCACGCCAGTAGCATCGCCAGCGCGGGATAGCAAGGCATCGAATAGTATTCCTGCGTCGTCGAAAACGTGAAGAACGTCAGGATGAATCCCGCCCAGCACAGGCACAGCAGCCTCGTCCGCGCCCCCCGATCCTCCCCCCGATACTTCAGCTTCACCGCTGCCGGAAAGTACAGGCTCCACGGAAAGAACCACAACAGATGGAATGCCCAGAACAGCCAGCGCGGCACCGTGTTGTAATCCCTCGGATACCGCAGATTCAGGAACCGCAGCAGATGCTCGTTGATGAAGTAGAACCAGAAAAACCCGTGGTACGAGCCTTTCTCGCTGTGCATCGTGAAATCGAAGTACGGCGGATTCCGGATCGTAGCCAGAACGTGCCACGGTGCCGCGATCGCCAGCGCCGCCAGCACCCCCGAAAACGGCTTGATGCGCGCCCACGTCCGGCGCACCAGTAACTGTCGCGTCAGCCCCAGATAAATCAACCCGGCCGCGACTGGAAATGCCGCCGCGATCAGCCCCTTCAGCAGCAACCCGGTTCCGATCGCCGCCCACATCCCGATCGCCCACGCCGCCGGGTGTCTTTCCTCCTCGTCCAGTGCGCGCAGCATTCCCCACAGCGCCAGCGTGATCGTCAGCGTCAGAATGACGTCCGGAATCAGAATGCGCGTGAAGAGAAACAGTCCGATACTCGTCCCCATCGCGAGCCCTGCGTACAGCCCCGCCCTCGCCCCGAATGCCCACCCCGCGAACCGCGCCGTCACCCAGCACAGCAGCACCGCGCCCAGCGCCACCGGAATCCGCGCCGCCCAGTCGTGCGGCCCGAACACCGCGAACGACACCGCGATCATCCAGTATTTCAGCGGAGACTTTTCCAGGTACGCGACCCCATCCAGCCGCGCCGTCACCCAATCGCCCGATTGCAGCATGTTGCGTGCAATCTGCGCCTGCACCGCGTCCACGTCGTCCATCAACGACGGCGGACTGACCATGCACCCCACAAACACCAGCGCCGCCACCACCGCGACGATGATCTGATACCGAATCTCCCCAGCGCCCTCTCTGCGTTCTCTCAGCGTCTCTGCGCCTCTGCGGTGAATACC